CTATCACCAGAATTAACAAATACAATGTCCCACTTGTGTGTTCCCACTGGTAAACTTGCTGTCTGTGTGTCTGTCAAACTGATGTTGAACTCACCTGTTGAGTTGTTTGTTTTTGTGACTGTGAATGTGGCCAAGATATGATCACTTATGGCTTCTGTTCTCACTTGACTTGTGAAAGTGAAATTTGTTATATCTGTAGAACCGTCAACATTTGCCGTCATATTGTTGACGAATGTTGCTCCTTGTTCTACTGTTAAATTTAATGTTCCTGCTGGCATAATTTAGTTCCTGTTATATGTATATTTAGTTTTTCTTGTATATTACTAACTTCCCTGAGTTATCAATCATTGCTATCACATTATTAAAGAACCAATGATTACTGCCTCCGTGTCCGTGACTACGCCAATGTGGTCCTTCACCTGTGCTTGGCTCTGTTGAAAAAGTAAATGTGTCGTGATTTACTTTGACTGGTGTTGTGCTCAATCTTATGCTTTTAAGCGGAGACGATCCATAATTTGAAGTGTCCATAATTCTGAGTTCACCAACTCTGTCATTGTCATCAACAAATATAAAATTATCATTGTTGCCAGTGGTTGTATCATTGAATGCCACTGCCACTCTTTGTGTGGTGTCATCACCTGACAATGAAAATTCTAGATTGCCTGACGCGGCCGCTAACAACTGTATATTGGTGCTACTAGTCTGTGCCCTGACCTCTGTTAAAAAGTTTTCATTAGAACCAACACTAAGATCATTTGTGGCACTTAGATAATATGTTAGGTCTCTGTCTGCCCCTGAGTGTGTTGGTGTTCCATTGCTGGGACTACCAAAACGATAGAAACCTATTTGTGATGGTTCCGTGCTCACTGGAGGATTGAATCCTGTCTGACTGCTGGTGTACTGTTGATATGTACTGCTGGATGAGTTGGTGTCATATACACAGTCACCATCTGCCCCAACAAAATCTCCAACCACAACACTACCATTGGATTGAAATAGTGTTTGAGGTAGACAACTATCTATGTTATTGAATCTCTGAGTAGAGCTTTGGTTTAATTGGTCATTCCAAGTTTCTGCACCACCGTGTATGTAGGCAGATATGCCAGTATCTGACGTGTTGATTGTGGCGGGCGATCCGCTTGCCGTAATAAATTTTCTTCTATTTGTCACATTGGATGTATCTAGATATATGTTGTATCCTACTACCTCTGCTAGACACCCATCAAAGAATTTTGTATAAGTCTGATTATAACCAACTGTGTTTTCACAACCCCAAGTTACATTATCTGAATTAGGTAGTTGACTTGGTAGAACAGGGGTGCCGTTGAGAGTTGGCGTGACTGCCGCGTCATTTATAGCAAGGCTTGGTCCTTGGGTGGCACCTGACTCTACATCTATGGACCATACCACGTGGTTCCAAGCATTATTGTTTAAAGAATTATTGGCAAAAAATCTATATAGACCAGTTCCACCTGAGGCAGATGGATTATTAAGATCCACGTAAAAATCAATTACACCAGTTGCTGAATTATTGTAGGTCATATAAACAACAAAGTTACGGTTTGAGCTAGTACCTTCACAAATAACTTGTTCTTGTACGTCTGTGCCTGAGAAATTAGGTTTGACCCAAAAACTCATAGTCTGTTCATATGTGCCACCACGTGGTCCTACACCAAATTTTATCTGACTTTTCTCAGTTTGACCATTGAATTGTATGGCATCTACTCCTAATGTGTTAGGGTAATTTGTGGTGAAATCATTTTGTGTGGCACGATGTGGTATCAAATACCAATAACTGTCTTTGTTGCCATCTGTTTCACCTCTGGCGTATTGTGTGCCCCACCAAGGTAGTTGACCATTGATGTTATATTGTTCACGATCAATAGTTCCTAGCCATTTGATCACATTATTGTCCAACACCCTGTCTGTGGCCGCACTACTGCCTGTGTAGTTTGCATAAACATTGGCGAAAGGTGTTAGATTGCCTGATGTGTTTGTGGTCATTGAAACACTAGCAATATTGCTTATGTCATATGTGTCTTTCTTGTTCCAAGTATTACTGCTGGTGTCATAATCGTAGTACACGTCAACAGAATTGGTGTCAGTGTAGACATAAGTTTGATTGTTATAACTGTCAAACCAATTAGTACCTGGATTAGAATTAACGGCACCTGAACTTTGATAATATCTGGCACCCATATACACAGGATCATAATCTAAATCTCTCACTGTGATTGCGTTGTTCAATGACACACTAACAGGTGTGCCTGGATCTTGGCTATCAACATAGTTTGCAGATATTGTGGCAGTGACTGTGGCGTTTGAATGCAAGTTAAGGTCCATATTTGCCAAAGCAGTATTCACATTAGACAATGAATCTGTGTAAGACCATTGTCGTGTGCTGGAATCAAATGTGCCAGCGGTAGAAGTTATTGTGCCTATGTCGTGACTCAATGAAACTGTGGCTGTGATATTTGAACTGACATTGGCTGAGTCTGGATCTGTTATGCTGAAGCCAAATTCAAATGGTGTGCCACTCTTGTAGTTGTCTGAATCATATATCATCAAGTTGTCCGTCAGTAGTGTTATACTGCCTGTCTCTTGTACTGGTGTTATGTCAATTGCACGAACTTCTGAATCTGTCTGTGTTTGACCTTGTACCTGTATCTGATAGGTCAGCGTGGAATCTGTGATTGTGTCTGTTCCTGGTTGATATTTGAGATTGGCTGTGAAGTCATCAATCTCACTTTGTGTGCCAGTGAAAGACAACACACCAGTTGTACTGTTCCATTCATTGTTGGCTGTTCCTGATATTGAAAATGCTAAGATCTGACCACTGCTTTGGGTAGTCACTGTAAGCGTACAATCATTGGCTGGTGATGCTCCACCAAGATCTGTGCCTGCGATTGTTATTGTGTCAGAGAAGGCATAACCTGAACCTGCTTGATTGACACCATTTGACAGATGACCCACTACACCTGAAGCATATCCTAAATAATTATTGCCAGATTTTCTTAAGTTAAAAGTGGCCCCTGATCCTGAACCTGATGTGGTTCCTGATACTCCTATGTAAGGAACAAACAGTTCGCCAAATTCTCCTGCACCATTACCTAATGAAGCAGTGGTTGAAACTGTGACTGACAAGTCAATGGCTCTGTTGCCTGTTGAGTCAGCAATGATTGTGGTGCTTGGCATACTGTTATTGTAGGATAATGCATCTTCTGTTATGGTCACATTTGATGACACAACAAGATTGTCAACTGTGCCTGTGTTGGATATTGCAAAGTTGTTTCCAGAATAAATCTTTTTGAATGTGCTGTAATTGGTGTTTATGTTGTGTGTTAATGATGTACCGTCTGGTGCCCTGTACACGTCTATATCATAAACTAGATCTGAAATTACATCTGGATGTGGAAAAAAATTAAATGCACTTGTAAGTGCCGTATTCACATTGGCTTTGCTACCTTGTACTATGTAGGCATTGGCAGATATGCTGGCTTCTGCTCCTGTGCCTGAATAGGTATGAATATTAGTAGTACCATTTATCACTAGATCACCAACATTGGCTGACTGGTCAATTACCACAGCATATATTTCTGTGGTACCTGCGTTGTTGTCTGCTGTGTCACCAATTACTAAACTTGGTAATACATTTGTTGACTTTGTGTTTTCAACATAGCTAAATGCCTGTTCTCCTGAAAATTCTGGTGTTTGGTTTGTGACTGTTGTGGCCACTAAAGTTGTTGGTGTTGCAATTGGTAGAGATGGTGAAGAAGCTACACTTATGGAAAGTGTGTCCGCTTCAATCCCTTCTAGGTCTGTGCCACTGGTGATTGTTGTTGGGACATATGTGCAAGTTGATAATGCTGTATTCAAAGTTGTTATGTTGTTGGTTGCTATCTCATCTCTGTTTATCAAAGAAGTCACTATTGATGCATCAGGATATGTAATTGATCCTTTTGCCTTGTCATATGTTATCGTAGCTGTGAATGTGACTCCTGGCTGTGTGAATGTAGGTGAAATGGCAATTGTTCCCAGACTTTTACCTGTGGCATTAAATGCTGAACCTTCATTTTCAATAAATGCAGGTGCAGATCCAGATTTTGTAAGTTGTAAAGTATTATCTATTGTTGTTGTTATTGTTGTTGTATTATTATTAATTCTATTATCTTTGTCACTGCTTATATCAATTGTAATTGTTTGTCCTTGTAGAGCATTTAGATTTGTGGTTGGATTTGCAACAAATAATGGTTTGTATTGTAGATCACCTAACACTGAATTCAAATTTGTGACATTGGTTGTGGTCAACACATCTTTGTCTGATGCACTGGTATTCAAGAAACTTGTATCATTATATGTTATACTACCAATTGTTTTGTCATAAGTGATGTTGACTGTGTAATTTGCTCCACTGTCTGCATCATTGATAGAAAATGTACCAAGTGATTTTGTTGTACCTGCCACCGCTTCACTTTCATTGTGTTCAACTGTGGTAGATGGAGAAGCTGTAAATGTTGAATCTGATACACCAATTATTGAATGTCTAATTGTTTTGTTTAATACAGACTTGTCTGTGCTTGATACACCAACATTGGCATCTAGTTCTATTTGTAGTGTGATGCTATCATTATAATCATTTGGCACGGTCAATCCCAACCCTGTAGAACCATTAAATGCGGTTGCTAGGTCAACATCACTGCCACTTGCACTGGTTGAGGCAAATGTCACTGTGAATGTTGCCGCTGATGTGTCTAGAGTGTTTCCAGTTATACCAGCTGTGCCTGAAGCAAAACCTGAAACGGCACTTACGGCATTTGGATCAAACCATTTGACTGTAATGGTTCCTTCCACGTAAGGACTGAATTGTGTAAAGTTAATTGGTAATCTAATTGTTGCCATTATGAAGACTCCGTGTATGATGTTGCTATGGTGTTGAATGATAGATTATAACCAAAGTCAAATCCTAAATCAACTACACCCCATTTTTCATTTTCATATCTTTGTGCAACCACTTGATATTGGTATGGTGCTGTTTCAGTGATGCTTTGAATTTTGTATATCTTTTCTTGTTGGAAACTTTTTGTTGGTGCACTAACTATCTCAACTAGATTAAATGCTTGTCCTTGATAGGCAGTTAAATTACCGTGGTCTTGATTAATATCTCTCAATCCAGTAGTTGATGAAACTGTTATTTGATTGGTTGATGCACTAGCCACTGTCGCTGTTGTTTCAAAAACAAGATTATCTGATATGGTTTGATTAAAAGGTGCTAGTGTGCTTGTACCTTCAAGTGTTGCGTTATCAATGAATATCTTATAACTCTTTGTTGGATCTAATTCAATTGTTGAGTCAATTGTGATTGTTGTACCACTGATGCTTTTTATTCTTCCACTATGTTTTTTTCCATCATCTTCAAAATGTGTAAAGTAAATTAAATCACCTGGTTTTGAATATACGTGATCTGCACCTGCTGTATATTCTACAAATTCTTTATCATTTTTACCATTTTCAGCCAAATATCTTGCGTGTCTTTCTGCTTGGTGTTTATTTGTTATACCTTGCATCACTACTTCTTTTGATACAACAGGCATACCAGTATTCAGTTGATCTCTTAGTTCAGCAAATGCAATATCTTGCTTAAACATTTTTCTTTCATTATTGTATTTTACATAATAGGTATTTGTTTCTGGTAAATGATTTCTACCTGTAAGTTTTACATCAATACAATTAGATTGATTTACTACTTTGACAGGATTTTGTGGTTGGTCTTGATATATCATCATATAACCATTATGAAAATAATATTGTGCATTCATATTGTTCAATATCTTTTGTAATGTTTCAAATTTGTTTGAAGCTTGATCTAGAACTGAATTAAATGTATATCTTTTCTGTGTGCTTGTTGCACCAGCTGAATCTCTTATTGTTAATGTGTTTTCACATCTGTCTTTTGCATCTTTTAATTGGTGCCTTAGATAATTTGTTTGTGGATCATTGACCGCTGTTGCAGTTTGAGATATATCTGCAATCATTTCTCCCATACCATATCTTTTAGACGTAATAAAATCATACGCCACGTCTGCTGTAATATTTGTAAATGTATCACTTGAACTTATAGCACCTGATCCTGATTGTGTTCTAACCTTCTTACCTTGATATATGAAACTAAAACTTGTGTCATCATCTTTGTCTTCAAATTTTACTGGTCTTGGATAACTTAACTGCACCAATGAAGTGTGTGGATAAACTACGGTATCAATCATATTGCTATCTCCATCTCTCATTGCATCTGTGACCCAATCTGTGTCTTGTCCTTGATTGAAGAAAAACGATTCTCCACCTGTTGTAGGTAAACCTGTTGTTGTCTCTCTCAATCTACATACTTCACTGAATGCCGTGTCTGTTGTTTCTGTTCTCACACAGGCCTGCAATACAAATTCCGTAGTAGTGTTTGTAGTTGGTCTAATCTTAAATCTTTTTGCCACTTCCTTAACATATCTGCCAGGTCCCCAAAAACAAAGAAATATAACATTATTAACATCATCATTGAATATGTGTCCACCTGTACCCATAGTTGATGTGGCGAAGTTTAAAGTGTTTGAGTGATTGTATGCACTGAAGTTTGGATCTGTTGTGTCATTTGCACCTTTACCATCTGTCCATAATTCTTTGTAATGATCAGACAATGTTGAGGCTGAAGTGGCACTATCTGTGAAGTAATCAACTTCAACTATACCTACAATCCTAGCATCAGTTGATGGTACTCCTCCTACAACTTTAGATAAAGATTTTGAAATTGCAATATCCCAATCAACACCATCACCACCTGAGGCACCAAATGCTCTTGTCATTCCAGTGTTGTCTATGTTAGTTTGGAATGCTGTAGAAGTTATTGCGGAAGTGTTGCCACCAATTGCTAGGCCAAACCAAGTGAGTTCATAATCTTCCATACCAGTCATTGTTATTGTGCTCAGCTGTGCCTGTGTGCTTGATGCCGCTGTATGGAATACAACATCAGTGTTGAAAGAAACTCCTAGTGTTGCTGAAGCTGTTGTCTCTGGTGCTTTTACAAATATTGCCATATTACACTGACCTCACTAATATTCTTCCGCCTGAGCTTGATGCTCCAGCTGTTCTGTAATACAACATCCGTGGTGTTGTGTTTGATGTTGTGATAGTGTATGTTCCGTTTTCTGTTTTTGCTGTGCCTGATGCAACATTGGTACTTGAAACTCCAGTTGTAAATTCATCAGTGAAATTTTCAGTTATGAAAAATCCTTGTCCACTTCCAAGACTGTTGCAAGTGAAAGTATATGTGACTCCATCATACATAAGGATATCTGGTCTAGCAATAGTATCTAAAAATAAACAAGGTGAAGAATAGATAGTATCATTTGCTCCAGATGTGCTACCAAATATTGCACCATTTTTCCACCAACGGAATGGTGTGTCATCTGCTCTGGTATCTGTTGCAAGTGTGACTGTGTATGCTGATGCGTGTGGTATTATCCAAGTTGCTGGATCAACATTGGTACCAAATGGATTTGAATCAGTTGTCGTAAACAATCCAGCATCATTGAGTATGTCATTGATGTGTTTACCTTGGAATTTGTCAGTGTTATTGTCATATTGTAAAACAACACCATTTGTTAATTCTGTTGAAACATCTGATAATCCTTGCAAGAAACCTTTCCTTGAAACATTGTCAGCAAGATTGGTCGTTGAACCTTTGAATAAAGAAATATCTACATCTTTGTTTTGTTGACTCATTTTTTCATTTGTGGCCCAATCTGTCGCTGTGCTTGTTCTTTGTTTTATTTCTACACCATTTAATTCTGTGAGACCTGTGTCTATATCTTCTAATGGTCTGTTGTTTATTACCACGTGATTCTTCACTGCTGATTTAATTCCATTACAATCACCTTCACTTACTAAAACTTTATAATGTTTGAAGTTTACAATATCTTTTTCTACAGATCCTGTTAAGGTTGGAGATGCTTGTGTCACACCTTCATCTATAACAATACCTTTGGTAAGAACTGTTCCATACACAATAGGTACCTTGACTGAAGTTGTGTCACCTGCTCCAGCTGTGTAAAATTGTTGTTCAGCAACATCACCAGCGATAGTATTATGATCTCTGTTTCTAATAATTTCCGCATTGTTCTGTGCGGCATTAGACAAATTACTAAATGTGTTTCCTGTTTGTTTGATACTACTCATTTGTTTGTGTTCCTGGTGTTCCTGCTCTAAATTGTCCCATAAAAGGCAACACTGAAGTTGCACTTCCAGAGGCCCATCTTAGCCTACAAGCTCTTATGTTTTTAGAACAATAATCTTGACTTGCTGTACTTGTTGAATTGTTTTCTCTGTCAAAGAATCTTGTGTCATTGTATCCACTGTCTCCATTAGTTTGTTGTCCATATGGACAACCACCATCTGCTACTGGAGTATAAACAAAAGATCCTGCCACGTGACTTCTATATCTTAAACTACATAAACCTGTTGGCATTTTTCTATTTGTTTCTGTTTTTTGTTCAAGTCCTAGACTTGGTGTAAGTTCTAAAACATAACTCTTGTCATCTGCATCTAAAATACTGTTTACAAAAAATCTACTCTTAACACCACTCAATAAAACTTTGTCTGCTGTTATAGATCCACCAACTTCAAATCCCCAACTGCTGTCTGCGTTGTAGTCGTGAAGTGTAAGGAATCTTGTCACTGTTGTTCCACGAAATGGAAAAGGTGGTAAATGTCCTAAACCTGTCCAACTTGTTATTAATGAAGACACATTAGATAAAGCATCAAATGTTGATCTATTCACTGTCAATGTTGGCTTGTTTGGTCTTTCATTTAATGCACTAGAAACACCTGCTATTGAAATAGCACAATGATTGAATGTTGTTCCGTTCATTACAATATCAGAACCATTTGATTGTCTGTGATTTGTTATTTTTACATCTGTAGAAACAGCTGAAAAGAATCTTGGTTTGATTGTTGAAAAATCAAATTTATATAACTCAATAGGTGTGTGCTGATTTATGTTTTTTGAGTCATTAATAAAATTTGGCATTATTTGTCCTCTACTAACACCGCCGTGAATGTGTGTAGCAAAGGACCAGATAACACTTCATTGAATTCTCTGACGTAATAATTTCTCGTTGTGCCATCAGTAGGTGATGTTGGTGCTGTTATTGTTTGACCTTTGCTGTAAAATTCATACCATTCTCTTAAAAGGTTGGCATCTGTTGTGTTTAAGTTTTCGTGAACTATTGTGTAAATTCTTGTTAAGTTGTTTGGTCCATCTGGTATCCTTTGAGAAAAACCATCTGAGAAATTTATAATGGTCATTCTATTTTCTGTATCAACAGTTGAATTGACACTTG